GGCAGGGAGTGCGGCAAGGGATGCGGCAAGTGCGGCATGGAATGCGGCATGGAATGCGGCATGGAGTGCGGCAGGGAGTGCGGCAAGGGATGCGGCAAGTGCGGCATGGAATGCGGCATGGAATGCGGCATGGAATGCGGCAGGGAGTGCGGCAAGGGATGCGGCAAGTGCGGCATGGAATGCGGCATGGAATGCGGCAAGTGCGGCAGGGAATGCGGCAAGTGCGGCAAGGGATGCGGCATGGGATGCGGAACGCCGCGCTCAATCTCGCAAACTAACCAAGATGGTTAAGGAAACACTGTGAAAACAGCACTGGCAATCACGCATGAGGTGGTCAAGTGACCTCCGAGAAATGTGGCATAAAAGGCTGTGGTCGGGTTGGGAAACTAGGCCATAGCATCCTGTACGAAAAGGTCATTGATGAGACCAGCGGCAAGAGAATTAGTCTACCGATCTGCTCAGACTGTTCACGTAAGATAGAAGTCAGGAGGCGTCCACGATGTACCAACAAATCCTCAGTTGCATAGTATTCGGATTACGGCTTGCATGCTTTTGTTTGGCTGCTTTTGTCTTATATATATTCCTGGTGATGCTTTATGTGGTGATGACATGAGAACACTCTACAACTGCACCGAATGCAATCCGGCACCAGAACCACGCAAGAAAAGGCCGGAATGTTTCGACGCTTATGCCAGTGGCAAACTCAGACCTACCTGCCGTTCTTGCCGTCGAATAGAACGACATGCACGAGAAGCCAGGTCGAGAGAATTTGATATTGATGGAATGCTAAGAAGGTGGCCAGCATGAATAACGAAGACAAAATATTCCTTGCTGAGAAAATGGGGTGGTTGCGATGGGAGCATCCAAACCGCACTCACGTGGCCCAATTTGCTCCTCACGCCAGCCTGCACCGTGACGCTAGCAATAGGGTTGAATTTTTTTACGCCGCCAATCAACGACTGAGTAAGCTGTGCAACGACTGGAAGCAAGGCGTATGCGAACTGGCAATCAAGGTACTCCGAGATGAGTGAATATCGCAGTTACAGCGTGAAGTATGTGGAAGAACTTGAGGCAGAAGTAGAGCTACTGAAAGAGCAGCACGAATATACCGGCAGTGCCGCGAGGGATGGAAGCGGTAAAGTGATCACCACATGTCTTGACCGCATTAAGAAGCAAGAAGCAGAAATAGAGAGGCTGATTACACGCCTGACTTGCTTGGACGCATCCAGACACAGATAAGCCAGCGGCGCTTGAGTGCGATCTACCAGACCCATTCACAGACGCTAACGATTGCGAGGCGCTGATTCGGCACCTGAATGAAAACGGCTATTCAGTTCATAACGGTGTGGTATTCAGTACGATAAATATGATGCAGAAATAGAGCGACTGCGTGGTGTGCTTGAAAATATACGGGACCATGCGATAAGCAATGGCGAGGATTGTGCCTATCTAGATGCCAGAGCAGCACTCAAGGAGGCAGAGTGATGAACGATAAGACAGATTTCGAGGTAAATGAGACAGGTACAGTACGTGTGTTGAACCTGAACCAAATGGCCCTGGTGCTGGCACTGAAAGTTATTGATGCCACGATGAAAGAAAGCTGTACCCACGATGAGATGGATCAGGCGCAGCAGGACTTACGTGATTTGAACGAGTTGAGGCGTGAGCTTGGGATGGAATCAGAACTTTCTGAACGTTCTGTACCGACAGAAACTAAATAAAATGGACTCAAACGTATGATAGGCGTAGTCTACAGACAGCGAAAAGGCCGAAACCCATTACAGGATTCAGCCTTTTCTCATCCGGTTAATGCTTACAGGCCACCGGGAGAACCAAGATGATACCACATTATCTGGTACCTCCAACACCCTGTGACCACAACCGGCGGTGTTTTAATCAGTTCGACCGTAAAACAGACTGTTTTGATGGTGGCAAGCGGGTCGGTAAATGCGGGGATAGCAACCCTGCCGGGGTAAACCATGAGATCTCGTTAGAACATCGGCCTACTGGTAAAGCAACCAGTGCCACCTTCAAAGCAGTTTGCCTAACTCAAACCCGACACGATGGTCCCGTGAATAAAAATCAGCCCGATAGTCAGAGTTTTGTTGGTGGTATTAGGACAATAGACGGCAGTGCGCGTAGTCCCGCGCCATTGAAATCAAATAGGATAGCACTACGGGAATTGATCGCGCCCGATACCACCAACCTTTTCTGGCAGAAACCTGGAATAGTCTTGGCAGATGTTAAGTCCAGTAGATCGCAGAGATACAACGGTTTTAGACCCGACCGAACAGCACTTAGAAAGACCTCAAGAGGTTGGTTGCCCTCAGACATAAGACATAAAGACCATGCTGGTTTTGTATTAATGGACATAAGGAACGTTAGAGCCTCTTTCTAAATAGGGGTCTATGATCTTGCTATGAATAATGAACGCATCAACGGTGATTGGGCATGGAAGCCATCAAAGGCAGATAAAATTATTGCTGACGGTGATTTTTATAAGTCGGATAAATGGCGAAGGCTTCGATACACGGTAATCAAGAAATACGAGGGTCGTTGCATGGCTTGTAAATGTAACGATAAGCCCTTGCATGTGGATCACATAAAGCCTCGTTCGATACATCCTGAACTAGAATTATCTTTTAGCAATCTTCAGATTCTTTGCGTGGATTGCAATATAGGAAAATCGAATGTTGACGAAACTGACTGGCGAACCACAGAAGAAAAAAATCCGTGGCAAGCCATAGATGATTTAGATTTGCCGTTTTAATGGAAAAGCTACAGCTATGACTTCTAAATTTTATTTTATCCCAGAGAATTGGCAACTATCAGCCAAACTACTCAAATGGACAAAAGACATGGGTTTGAGTGATAAGCAGATTGCAGAACAGCGAGAACTTATCGGAGACCATCAATATAAGCGAATGATGATGCGCCCTGATGCTTGTTGGCGAAACTGGATAAAAAACGGTATCAAGTGGGAGAACATTACGCCCACTGTGCAGAAGGAATATTCTCGCCCTGCCGAACTAAGTCCAGAACAGCGCAAGATAGATGCTGAGAAAGCCGTAGCACAAATGGATAAATACAGGAGAGGGTGATGAATAAAGCAATTCAAGAATTACCAACATACATTCAAGAAAAAGTAAGTGCTGCCCAAGTACCAATTAAATACACTGCAGCAATCAAAGCATTGGCAGAATGTCGCAATATTGATGAGGCTAAATACTTTGCTGACAAGTCCGATGCATTGGCAGCATGGGCAAAGATTTACCAGCATGATGAAGCTGCGGCCGAAGCAAAGCGACTGAAGTTACACGCATACCGTCGTATGGGTGTTCTTGCACAAGAGATTCAACCCAGAAAGTCGTATGGTGGCACTCACGGTAGTTCGCCTGGTCCTGCGGCACTTCTCAGAAAGATCGGTCTAAAGAAGCATGAGGCGTCATCAGCAACTGCACTTTCAAGGTTGCCGTCTAAGGAGTTTCATAAAGAGGTTGCGCTTGCCCGTCCTCATGCACCGAGTTTCTTTGTAAACACGCTCAGTACTGCATCAGAGGGTTGGTTGACTATTAGTACACCCAATGGGCAATCAGGCGGCACGATGGCGGCCTTTAGGTGCTTTTGTCGTAAAGCTGATCCGAAGAAAATAGCCAAGTCGTTGCACAAGGGAGAGTTACAAAGAGCGCGTGAAATGATAACCGAAATCATTGAGTGGGCAGATACCTTTGACCAATATCTTCCAAAGGAATGATGATGTATCACAACAGCACCGAAAGCACACAGCCAGAACTAGCCGAGTATCGAGCAGCAGCGGCAAGTCAGGAGGTTAAAGTGTTGGCAGCCTTTCTGGAAAACCCTAGCGCTCCAGCAACGCCCAGCATGGTTCTGTCGTGGGTGTTCAATGGTAGTGTTCCCATCACATCCGTAAGACGCGCCCTGACTAACCTCACGAACTCTGGCGACCTTGTGAAGACTGAATTTCAAGTTGCCGGGCCGTATGGAAGACCGGAGTTCATCTGGGAACTAGCCGACAAGTACAAGCAGCAGGAGATGTTCTGATGGAAGCCTTTTTCACCAAGATGCCGAACGCCTCATTTATTCCTGCGAGCGAGGACGATGCTGAACTGCTATCAAAGGTCAAGGTAGGTGAGACTGTACGGCTAACACTGGTCAGACCACGCAACATAAAGTTCCACAAGAAATTCTTCGCGTTAATTAACCTGGCGTTCGACTACTGGGAACCACCCAAACACGGTGAAGGTTCTGCATGGTCTGAGAAAATGCCCATTGAACGCAACGTAGAGCGATTCAGAAAGGACGTAACGATACTTGCCGGATACTATGACGCGACATACCGACTCAATGGCGATGTACGCTTAGAGGCCAAATCAATCAGTTTCGGCAGTATGTCAGAGGATGATTTTGAGAAACTATACAGCAAGGTCATTGACGTAATTATCAATCGAGTTTGTACGCAATACACTGAGTATCAACTGCGAAAACAGGTTGAGGATATGGTGCTGGATTTTGTGTGACAGAACAATGATGAGGGCAAGTCAATGATAGATACTAGCGAGTGGAGCAGACCTGATGCACCTCTTTTGGAGGATATGATAAAGGTCAATAATGAGTGTTATGAATCCGCGCTTAAGGAGGCGTATTCTGCTGGGGCGAATGACTTGTTTGATGACCTGATGGTGGAAATAAAGGACGGTAAGTTGCAAGTTTATTCATCCGCATCATTTGATGATTATGCGGTAGTGCCACTGGAAAAATTAAGCGGGGAAGATATGGTACCGCTCAAAGATTGGACGAACGAGACTCAATGAGAAAGCGTTACGGCAGAAAGACTGACGCTAACCAAAAGGATATTGTGCGAGCCTTGAGAAAGTGTGGTCGTATTGTTTTCGAGATTGAGGAACCTTTCGATTTGTTGATTGACAATATCGGGGAGTGGGTGGTTATGGAAGTGAAGAACCCTGAAACACACGCAAGGCAGAAGGGCGGCAGCAAAATGACCAAGAAGCAACTTGACATTCTTGAGACTTTATCGGCAAAGGTTCTGGTAGCAGAAACGGTGGATGAGGCACTGAATCTGGTCATTAAGAGATATTGATGAGTCAGAGTCTAATGCAATATTGGGAACGAAAGCACAATGAATCGTGGATTGCCCGATGGCACCGCCTTACGGATAATAGTCCGAAAGACAGCCTCAAGGCCACAAAGCATCTGAATTGTGGTGCTATAGGTATGGGCAGAATGATAGGTAGTGATGCCTGCACGAAAAGCAGTCAGGAGTTCAAGAATAATGAACAAGGCTGATAAATCCCGCATGCAAGCCATCAAGGATTCAGGGTGTATCTGCTGCTTACTCGCTACAGGTAAGACCCAAGCCCCAGACGTACACCATCTTACGGCAGGCGGGCGCAGAGATGGTCACCAGGCGACTATCGGACTGTGCCCATTTCATCATCGTGGACTATTGAACGGCGTGTCAAAACAGATGATGTCAGGACTTGTCGGACCCAGTTATGCATGGGGGCGGCGAGGTTTTCAGCAACATTTCGGCACGGATGAACAGTTATTGAAGATTCAGAACATGATATTGGAACGATTTACTGAATTGCCGTGGCATGATTATGCAGTGCCGTACCTTGTTGTACGTGAGGCCAAACAGATGTGGGCTACCAGATAAGCAAAAATACTGTATTATGTCAGTATGTCAACAAACCAACACAATTATGGACGGGGAAGCAATCACTGCACAGCTAATATGCAATCGTATCTACGCGATTACGGTTGACGGGCTGCTGTGTGAACTGGAGCGCATCTGTGAAGAATATCCTGATACTGACGTTGATTCTGATAGCGTCATCAGCCCTTGCACTACCGCCGTATGACGTAACCGTCACATTTTCGGCCCCTGCGGGCGGTGGTGCCCCGGACGGATTCAACTTCTACGTCGATGATTGTGCCGTTACAGGTCCAATTGCTGCGCCTGTTGGCTCGGTGGTTTCGGGTCAAACCTTTCCCGCGCTGATAACAGCAGACGGGACTTATCAGATGTGCGTGAGGGCATTCAATACAGCGGGTGAGAATCCAGATCCGGGACAGGTGGCAAATGTGACCATCAATGACCTGCCTATTCCTGGCCCCATCCAAAATTTAGGCATTATTGTGACCTGCCCTACGAGTAATTGTGTTGTCGAAGTCGTTATCAATTAGACGATGCAAAACATTCCTATGCAATTGGGAAGGGCATGATAAATATTGTCCGGTTTGTGGTCGTAACATGTTTACTGATGTTGTCGAGTACCGCATTGGCGGCAACAGCGGAACTTACATGGCAGGCGCCGACTCAGAACGTAGACGGATCAGCGTACAGCAATCCGTCTCATTATACGGTACACGTTGGCTGTCAGAGTCCGGGACCACCGTACAACGAGCAAATAATAGACAACATTCCGCACACCGTCACGAATCTGACAGTGAGCGCGCTACCAGAGGGTGGAACATGTTACTTTGTTGTAACCGCAACATCCCTGATTCCAGAAACAAGTCAGTATTCCAATGAGGCAGTCAAGCAATTTGGTACACTTCAGCCTCCCGGTCCAGTCACGACCACGGACATTACGTGGCAAGAAAGTGAGCCTCCTGTAATGGCAGCACCAGTCGTAGAATCTGTTTCTTCCGATGGCAATGTGGAAAGTGGTGGCAATTCCATACCTTTCCCATCAGGTATCGGTTCGGATGAATTATTAATTATGATTCTCGGTGTACGCGCCGAAACCGTTGATGCCCATTCCGGCTGGACCTCTTTTGGCACTTCTGCCGGTTCGCTCACGCAAATGCGGGTTTTCTGGAAAGCGTCTGCGAGCGAAACAGGATCACAAACGGTTTCTTTTTCGGGTAATCCTTCGTGGTCGGGTGCTATCTATCGCATTTCGGGTGCTGCTGATCCCTCTGTCACCCCGCCCACTGTCACCCTGGACTATCTGGATTCGGATAGCGATACAAAGTCACCACCGGACCACGACGCAGGATCGTCAAAAGACTATCTATGGATTTCAGCTTTTGTTCATCGTGACGGCGGGACTATATCGTCTTATCCACACGCGGGCGGCAACCTATACGAGGATGCAAACGCTTTCCCTGCGGTTTCTGGATACGTTTACAAGCAGGCAACACAACAGACCGAAACTCCGGGAGACTTTGTAACAAGCCACTCTGCCGATTGGTCTACATGTACCATAGCAGTACATCCGACTGGTGGTGCAACAGAAGAACATTTCTTATTGACTTTAGGGGCAGGAACTTAACATGGTTGACAATGTAGCTGCGAATACTTCGGACTCAGGCGGCGCAACATTTGCCACTGATGATGTCTCCACCGTTCATTACCCGATTGGCAAGATTGCCTATGGTGCGCTGAACTCCGTAACGCTTGCATCAAGCGGGACTGGAACTGATGACGCTGGAACACAGAGGGTCACGCTTGCCACTGACATAAATTTGCCAACGGGTCCGGTGACGAATGCGGGTACGTTTGCTGTCCAGGTTGATGGCGCCGCCTTAACTGCGTTGCAATTGATAGATGACCCTGTATTTGCTGACAATGCGGCATTCACGCTAGCCACATCAAAGACGATGGTTGCTGGTGGCGTGTATCAGAACGGTACACCAGGAACCCTCGCAGACAACGATGCCGGCGCAATCCTGCTAAATAGTACTGCAGGCCAGATGGTTGAACTGATGGCGAGTTCTGCAGCAATCGGTGTTGTAGATCTTGGTGCGAACAATGACGTAACTGCCACACTAGATGCTGAAACCACCAAGGTCATTGGGTCCGTTATCTCAGCGGCTGCTGCAACTGGCGGTATGTCGTTCACACAGCTTGGCATTGCTGCTGCTGATAATGACGTTGTTATCAAGGCGAGTGCCGCAACGGTTTATTTCATATCCATTCAATCGCTTGATGCCACGCCGGTATATCTGAAACTGTTTAACCTTGCGAGTTTCACGCCAGGAACATCAAGCGCATCAATGCAGTTTATGTGCCCAGCCAACTCAACGGCGGCCAATGGCGCTGGTGTTGTCCTGAACTTTGGGGCACAGGGCATTCAGTTTGATACCGGACTCTGTGCGCTCATTGCAACGGGGTTCGCTCTTGCTGATAATACTGCTGTGAGTGCAAACGAGGTCATCGTACAAATCGGGTGGGAATGATATGTTTCATATAACCACGTTAATTTTTATGACATTCTGGACTGGCGCCGATGAACCATCTGCCGGCGGCAGGGTCATGTCGAGTCTTGCATCCAGTGGTGGACTAGCCCATAAGGGTGGAATAGCAGGTAAGGGCGGTGGGTTAGCAGGATGATGGACTACACAATAGATGACGTAATCAATATACCGTTTACGACGCGAGCATTTGCCACCGGCGTACCAACAGTATTAACCGGCGCACAAACAGTAGAGATATACGAAGACGCCAGCATTACCCCAATTGTGGAGGGGGCCAGTAAACTTGTTCTGACCATCGACCTGAATAGTATAGTTGGCTTCAATATGGCTACCGCAACCCTTTCAGCGGCAAACGGGTTTGAGGTTGGCAAGCATTACACGCTAATCATCAAGACGGGTACGGTAGGTGGAGTTTCGGTAGTTGGTGAGGTAGTTGGTGAGTTTACTGTCGGATTCCATGCCGCAACCGTTGACCTGGCTAACGCTACTGATGGACTTGGCGCGCTATCTACTGACATTGGAACGGCTCAAGCTGACCTCAATACAATCACTGGAACTGCCGGTGTTCTCATAGGTACAGATGCAGCTAACGTCACTGAAATCTCTGATGCTGTCTGGGATGAAGCCACAAGCGCTCATGCTATAGCGGGTAGTTTTGGTAAGTCTGCCGCTGATGTTCTGGTGGACACCGCTGACATCCAACCCAACTACGCAACTGAGGCGAAACAGGACACCGCACAGACAGACTTGAACACAATCACCGGAACAGCGGGCGTTCTCATAGGCACAGATGCGGCCAACGTGACAGAGATTAGTGATGCGGTTTGGGACGAGGTATTAACGGGTGGAAACCATAATATCGCCACCTCCGCTGGTCGCAGACTCAGAGCACTGAACGACTTCGGGCAGTATGAAGGTGGAGCCGTTTGGTATGACGATGTAAACGGAGCGGCAGGAGCGACTGACTTTGAAAACGGCACCGTCAACAATCCGTGTTCGGCGGAAGCTGATGTAGTTACCCTGCTGGCGAGCCTGGGATTGACCACGGTCCATTGCGCACCGGGCAGCACCTATGTTATGGCGTCCACCTATAATAATAATGTTTTCGAGGGTGAAAACTGGACACTACAACTGGCGAGTCAGGATGTTGCCGGAACAGTCATTATAGGCGCGGCGGTATCTGGTATTGCGACTGGCGTCGGCACAACTCAGCAGTTCAAAGGTTGCATCATGGGTGCGACCTCGATAATCAAGGGTACTCACTACATAAATTGCGGGTTTAGTGGTACGCAGACGCTAACCGAGGCTGGTGATATATTTTTCGACCAGTGTCACTCCGCTGTAGCGGGTACAGGCAGTGTTACCTTCGACTTTGGTGCAGCCCTTAATTCCTCAAATCTGAACGTAAGACACCATTCAGGCGGATGGACTATAGCCAATATGGGCGCGGGTACAGGAACCTATAGCGCGTCATTTGAGGGCGATGGGCAGATAGTGTGGGCGGCATCGTGTAGTGCCACAAGTAACGCAAGCATACGTGGTAACTGGAAGATAACCGATAATGCTAGTGGAGCCGTAACAGAGACTCTGGACGATAACCAAGTTGGTGTTGACCAGATTGGAACCGCTGGTGCTGGATTGACCAATCTCGGTGGAAGTAGCAACGACTGGAATACGGTAGTTCCTGACGCTGCTGGTGTTGCGCCAACTGCTGCCGAGGTTGTAAACGAGTGGGAGACTCAATCTCAGGCAGACCCAACGGGATTCCATGTCAACGTATTGGAGGTTAGCGGTACAGCCGAAGACCTACCGACCGCAACGGCATTAGCGGTTGTGGATGCCAATGTTGATACGATGGTTGCAGGGCTTGTGACTGGTGCATTTGAAGGAACTCCCACTACTACGGTTATGCAGACCAACCTGGCCGAGGCGACAGATGATCATTACAACGGTGCTGTGCTTATCATCACATCAGGCAACGGACTAGACCAAAGAACAGATATTACTGATTATGCGGGTGCAACCGGAACGCTGACTGTAACAGCGGTGGCAACTGCTCCGGTGGCAACGGATACATTCAAGATAGTCTGACATGGCATATTTAGATGCTGTATCAAGGATGGGGCTAGAAGGTAGTCCCGCCCGTCAATACGCAGGCTTTGCTGCAGCAGCATCAGCGGCAATCACAGGCGGTATAACCGAGGCACAAGCGGTTGCTGGTGGTGAAACCTTTACAGCAGAATTGACCGCTGACACGTATCTCGCTGCGGGAACAGGTCCAATAGGGTCCATAGCTAATACTCAAGCCCTTATTGATGGGATTGTGAGCGCACAGGGCGAGGCGGCAGGATGGAATGCTGTGAGGTCAAGTATTGCCGTAACTGACATCACACGAACATCCGACACAGTAGCCACATTGACCCTGCCGGCCCTTGCTTACTCGATAACCGCTGACGAAACACTGACCTGGACGATCCCGGCAGAGGCGGTGGCGGGCTCTGACGCTATTGTTGGTGCTCCGACGATCACCATTACGAACGCTGCTGAAGCAGTGCCGGAGGTTACGGGTGGTGGATGGGCAGCACTCAACTGGTACGACGGATACCGACAGAAAAAGCGTAGAAGGGAGAAAAGGCGAGATGAAATCCTTGAGGAAATCGAGGAAATCAGGGATGAGACAGACGCTGAAATAGCCCAACTACTGCATAAACAGATTGAGGTCGATGCCAGGGAGACTGAATTAGCTGAACTCGAGGCTATGGTCCAGTCGAGCTATACCAGAAAACAGGCTGAAAAGGCCGCTGAATACAACCAAAAGGTAGCAAAGGCATATGTAAGGGCAGCAGCACAGGCTAGTTTCTCTGCTGTTGAGGCATTTGAACGTGAGATGGAACAACTGCGCGAGGAAGAAGAGTTCCTGTTCCTGGCAATAGCACTACTGCAATGATCATATCCGTACCACATTCAGGCACTCGTTCGCTCAGAGAGCATCTTAAGGTTGATGGTTACTGGCACTGGGGACTAAATGACACAGACATAAATTCATTCACAGGTCATGCCGACATACCCATACGAAACCCTGTAGATATAGCACGGTCATGGGATGCCAGATATCCCACTGAAGAACATAAGGGCGCTGATAATATGCTGCAGCGCATGGACAGTATGATGGCATTCATTAACGACCACCCGGACCATAAGCTATGGCGATGTGAAGACCTGACAACCAATATCGGCAAGGGACCAGACAAAACAAATGAACCAACAGAACGAACAGAGGCGCTGAAATTATGGCTGTCTGGTGCTAATATGGCATTCTATGAACAGCACTATCCTGACCTACAGAGGCAAATCTAATGGCTGACCAGGTAGAAATACAACTGCCAAAAACCCGCTTCTCTGAGGGCACTAACTTCACAGCACTGGTAAAGTTCAGAGACAGAGCAACACTGGCAGCCTCAACACCAACAACAATTCATTACCGTGTCGATGACCTCACATCCAGCACAAAGATTACAGACTGGACATCAGTATCAGCAGCAGCCAACGTCAGCATTGCCCTTAGTTCAACTGAGAACTCCATACAAGGACACTCAAACCGGGTAGAACGCAAACAACTACTGGTAAAGGCAGACAGTGGACTAAGCACTCAAGCAATGGGTCAAGTCGTATGGCAGGTGATAAACCACTACGGAATAGGCACCTGAAATGAGGCTGTTTAAGGCTAATTTATTGTTAATGAAATCAACAGCATAGGACTTGACTTAAGTGGCTAAAAGTGGAGGACAACCCGGCAACAAGAATACATTCAAGGGTAACGAGTGGTCGAAGTCCTTAAAGCGAGCTATGGCGCGACTTGCCGCAGCAGATGGTGAAGACAGGGTTTCATGGCGCAGAGGTCTTGATAAGGCAGCAGACAAGGTAGTTGCAGCAGCATGTGAAGGTCAGAAGGATGCATGGCAGGAAATAGCCAACCGTATCGAGGGCAAGCCCAGACAAGGTGTTGACCTGGATGCCAATGTTGATGTCAATGCCAGAATAGAGAAGATCGTCAATGAGATAGTCGATTAAGTGCGTGGCAGAACCCTCAACACCAAGACAGCCAGGGTGTTTGTGCCATTATTGGAGCCGGCCAGATACAAGGGCGCTCATGGTGGCAGGGGAAGTGGCAAGTCACATTTCTTTGCTGAACGATTGGTAGTCGATAGTTGCAATGAACCTGGAGACAATGCCGGCGAAGGACTCAGGTCTGTCTGTATTCGTGAGGTACAAAAGGATTTAGCCCAGTCAGCCAAACTGCTTATCGAGCAGAAGATGTCGAAACTCGGTGTTGGTGAGAGTGATGGGTTCAAGATATTTCGTGACCACATCCAGACTCCAGGTGATGGGATAATCATCTTCAAGGGCATGAACGATTACACCGCTGACTCCATAAAGAGCCTGGAGAATTTTAAGAGGGGTTGGTGGGAGGAATCACAAACCGCGACATCCCACAGTTTGAAGCTGTACAGGCCCACATTCCGGGCAGATGGTTCGGAGCGTTGGTTCTCATGGAATCCACGCAGAAAGACTGACCCTGTTGATATGTTGCTGCGCGGTCCTGAAAAACCTACTGGTGCTGTGGTCATTGAATCGAACTGGAACAACAACCCATTCAAGCCGGCAGAGCAGGAACAAGAGCGTAAAGACACACTGAGAACCGATCCTGACCAATATCCTCATATTTGGGACGGTCACTATGTAAGTCTCATTGAGGGAGCCTATTACGGGAAGTGCTTAACCGAGGCACGGCAGGCCAATCGTATTGGCAATGTTGCTGCTGACCCATTGATGACTTATCACGCATTCTTCGATATTGGTGGAACAGGTGCCAAGGCTGATGCTGTGGCTATATGGATAGCGCAGTTCATCGGTAAGGAAATACGAGCACTGAACTACTACGAGGCAGTCAGCCAGCCACTTGCAACACACCTGACATGGATGCGTGAGGAAGGATACAAGCCTGGAAACACCAAGATATGGCTACCGCACGATGGAACCCAGGGCGACAAGGTGTTCGATGTTAGCTATGAATCTGCTATACGTGCCGCACAGTACGAGGTTGAGGTAGTTCCGAACCAGGGCAAGGGCGCGGCTAAGATGCGGGTTGAGTCAGGCCGGCGATACTTCCCAAGCATCTGGTTCAATGAGGCTACGACATCTGGTGGTGTTGATGCTTTGGGTTGGTATCACGAGAAGAAGGACGAGAACAGAGACATAGGATTAGGCCCAGAACACGACTGGTCGAGTCATGGTTCAGATGCCTTCGGCTTGATGTGTGTGGCTGCAGAGCAGATAATGACCGGAACGTCAATTATAGACAACCCATACAAGGGGTTTGAAAGTGGATACGCAGCATAATGGCTGACATGAGAAAGACGGCAAACAAGGACCTGCTGGTTAAAATACGTGGCAGGTACACCATCATGTTCGATGCAGACCATGAGAACCGATTGCAGGGCATGCAGGACCTGAAGTTTGCCCTCATTCCTGGTTGGCAGTGGGAAGACAACATGAAGCAGGAGCGTGGTCTACGTCCCTGTTATGAGTTCAACAAATTAAGACCCTACGGCAAGCGCATCATCAACGAGATGAGAGCTAACAGGCCACAGGGTAAAGTCCGTGCTGTTGAGGGCGGCGATGTTGAAACCGCTGAAATCAATGAGGGACTTGTCAGGAATATCTGGAATGTATCCGATGGCGATACGATCATTGACTACGCTGCTGAGTATCAAATTAACGCAGGGTATGGTGCATGGCGTGTTGATACTGAATATGCCGATGACAGCATGTTCGAGCAGGACATCTGCATCAAGTCGATTGAGAACCCGTTTTGTTTGTACTGGGACCCATCAGCAAAGGACTCGTTAAAGCGTGATGCTGAAGACTGGATACTGACTGAAAAAGTATCACACAGGGCATTCGAGGCTAAGTACGGCACAAAGGCCCAAAAGAGTAACTTCGAAGATGCGCTCGAGTTTGATGATGATGAGGACTGGCAAGACGATGACACGGTGCGTGTTGGTGAATATTGGTACAAACAACCTTACAAGAAAGAACTCTGGAAAGTACAGATGGATGATGATGTACTGGTGGTTGATTCCGAATCGGATGAAGCGCGGGGCATTCCAAAGAAGGCAATCATTGACCGTCGTGAGGTAATGACCAACAAGATTATGTGGTGTGTTGTCTCTGGCAGTGCAATCCTCGAAGGTCCATCTGAATGGGCTGGCAGCCACTTTCCGTTCGTGGTGGTGTTCGGTGATTACGTTGTTATTGATGGCAGACCGTACTGGTGGGGCTTGCCACGCTTTGCAAAAGATGCGCAACGCTCATACAACATCAGTCGTACAGCCATTGAGGAAACCATAGCTCAAGCACCCAAGTCGGTATTCTGGGCAACACCAGACCAAGCTAAGGGATTGACAGATCAGTGGGCAACAGCACACAAGAAGAACCTGCCATACATGCTCTATAACCCTGATGTGAAGGCGCCCGGACCACCAGCACGAATGGGTGGTGCTGATATTCCCATTGCACTTATGCAGCAAGCAGCGATTGACTCTGAAGACTTGAAGGAGGTCATTGGACTACCTGATGCCTCGATGGGTCGCAGTGGTGATGAGAAGTCAGGACGGGCTATTTACGCAAGACAACAGCAGGGACAGATAGCAACCTTCAACTTTCCTGATAACCAGGCAAAGGGCATTGGCAGGACATTTGAAATCATCATTGACCTGATTCCTGAGGTTTATGATACAGAACGGGAACTGCGTGTACTGGGTTCTGATGGTTCTGAAAGCTATGTTGAAGTGAACAAGGTGGTGTTCGATCCTGTTGAAAACCGGGCTGTACGTGTGAACGATTTGGCACAGGGCAAGTATGACTATGTGATTACATCAGGTCCGAGTTTCAGCACATTACGACAAGAGGCGGCAGAAACTTACATGTCACTCACACAAGGTATGCCTGAACTGATGGGTGTTGCCGGCGACTTGATTATGAAGTCAATGGACTTGCCTTATGCTGAAGACATTGCCGACAGGTTGAAGACACTGCTGCCACCACATATCCAGCAGATGATTGACAAGGACCAGGATATCCCGCCAGAAGTGCAGCAAATGATGCAGCAGGCAGAGCAAGCTATGGCCCAGGTGCAGGAATTTGGGTCATTGGTTCAAGCAGCGGCTCAAGAACTTGAAGAAGAGAAGTCTGTCAGTGAGCAGAAGAAGGCAGAGATTCGTACAGAACTTGCCCAACTTAAGCAGGCAGAGGCTGAGTTCAATGCTCGAATAGCGCAGGAAATGTCCAAACTTGTGAAAGAAGGCGCCAACCTGACGCAGAAAGAGGCCAATCTTGTGGTCAAGGGTGCCGAGGTCAAAGAGGCATCTGTTGCTGCTGGTGTATCGCTCGAGCAGCGTGAGACAGGTGCAATGGAGCTATCTGTCAAGGTTGATGACGTCCTTTCGCAGTTTATGACACAGGCAGACCAGGCTATTGGTGTGATGCGGCAACAGGCTGATGATGCTGACATTAAGATTAACCGCAAGGTGATTGGCGGAAAAACCTCTCGTGAGGGTGGTAGACTCACCGCAGAGGTAGAATTTGATGATGGCAGCATGAAGAGTATCAGTGCTGTCAGAGACAAAGGTGATTTAAGAATAGTTCCTGACTCCGAGGAATAATCGGAGGTTAAAATTCGCCGGGAGGCGCAACACTTGAGGGTGTATCCAGATGGCAGAGGTAGATGAAGGGTATGTAGCAACAGACCCGAATTTTGGTGCAGACGCGAGTTCGGAAACGGCTGATGAACCTGTAGAGGTGGATGCCAAAGCAGCAGAGGCAGAACCGGAACCGGAAAGCGAAGGTGACTCACCACCACCCGACGAGCAAAACGTCGAGGAAAAAAGCGATACGTTTCAAAAGCGTATAGATAAGCTGACTGGAAGTTTCAGGGAATCTGAAAGAGAGGGTGATGCACTACGGCAGGAGGGGTTGGCTAAGGATAAGCGAATAGCTGAACTGGAACAGCAAGCCGAGCCGCAGCAACAAGCAAAAACCCTTGCAGACTTTGAATATGATGAAGACAAGTACCGGGCCTATGTGTTTGATGAGGCGCGTTCAATTGCTGAGAAAGCAGCAAAGCGTGTGCTACAGGAACAGCAAACGGCAGTCCGGGTTGATGAAGTCACAGAGAAGTTTGCACAAAGAGAGAAAGACTTTGCCAAAACTGTTGATGACTATCTTGAGGTAACTCGAGACAAGAGTCTTAAAATCAGCGAATCGATGGCAGGGGAAATACGTAATCTCGACATAGGTCCACAAATGGCCTATCACCTGGCTAACAACCCGGATGAGTCAAGACGTATATCCAAACTGTCAGACCGTGAAGTTGTGCGGGAAATGCAGTTGCTTGAGACAACTATGCGTTCCGAGATGGCAAAGGCAAGCAAGAAGGTCAGTGATGCACCGCCGCCGCCGGCAAAGATTCAGGGAAGGGAACCCGGAATGAAGACGGCGACTACCGATCCACGTTCGGACAAGATGTCGGACAAGGAATGGTTCGCAGCGGAAGACAAAAGAAATGCAAAACTGAGAGGTTAGCCAATGGCTAGTACTACAATTCTCACGCCAACCATGATTACTCGGAAGGCATTGGACGTTCTGCACCAGAAGTTGAATTTTGTTGGTAACGTCAATCGCCAGTACGATGATCGGTTTGCTGAGACAGGTGCCAAGATCGGAACCAGTCTTAATATTCGGATGCCTCCGAAGTACGTCGTTAAGACCGGTGCCAGTATCTCGCACCAGGACCACACTGAAAGGTCAACTCCGTTGACGGTCAGCAGTCAGTACCATGTAGACGTTTCGTTTACTACGGTCGAACTGACGATGGACCTGGATGACTTTTCTGACCGTGTGATTGACCCGGCAATGGCTCAGTTGGCCGCGAAGATTGAGGGTGATGCTTTTGCTGTCGCCTACAAACTCGTGAACAACTACACCAATGCCAGTACCGACGCTTTGATGACTTACAAGGCTTTCCAGCAGGGTGGTGCGAACATCACCAACCAACTGGGACCACTGTCACAGCGTTGTGCTTGTCTATCTCCTGACTCACAGGTTGAATTTAATGATGCCGTTAAGGGTCTTTTTCAATCCCAGGAGAACATTCGCAAGCAATACCGTGAAGGTATGATGGGTCGTACGGGTGGTTTCGATGTGTATGAAAATACACTTGTTCCAAGTCACACCACGGGTTCATTTGCTGGTTCTGCGCTTACAAACGGCACAGCATTGGGAACGGCAACGACTACTGCAAACACCTGGGTATCCCAGACCGACCTGTCAGTTGATGGTGCTACATCGACCACCAACCTGACTGCCGGTGACATTATTACAATGTCCGGTGTTTACGATGTCCACCCCGAGACCAAGACCACTCGTGGAAAACTCAAATCGTTCGTTGTTCAGACTGCGGTCACGCTTACGACTGCTGCAACGGCATACACAGTAACGGTCAAACCCGGATTCATTTATGGGTCTGGAAACGCTTACCAGAACTGTGCATTGAGTGGTGTTTCTGATACGGACGGACTGACCTGTACCCTGATTGGTGCAGTGTCCAGTGGCTTCGGTCAGGACTTGCAATTCCACAAGGATGCGTTCGTGTTCGCGACTGCTGACCTTGAGGATGTATCACGTTATGGTGCCTGGGGTGCTCGCGCCCAGAAAGACGGCATCAGTATGCGTGTAGCAAGGCAGTACACGATTGCGGATGATTCTGTTCCGTGTCGTATTGATGTGTTGTGGGGATTTGCGGGTTTGTACCCGGAACTCGCCAATCGGCACATGTATGAATTGGACCTGCTCTGAGGTTGATTCTGGGGGGCCTCTTCGGGGGTCCCCTTTTTTTTGGAAGGTTGCATGAAAAAGAAAGACAAGAAGGAAATCCCCCACGTTTACGTAGCTACGCCCGCTTATGATGGCAAGGTCGATTGTGATTTTGCCTCATCACTGGCTAATGCTGCGTTCGGTTGTGCTGTACTTGGTGTGAGAATGACGGCAGCAACGATGGGCAACAGTTGCTTTATTGACCTGTCACGCAACATGTTCGTGAGGATATTCCTTGAAGAACACAAAGACTGTACGCACCTGTTCTTTGTTGACAGTGACCTGAAGTTCGAAACACGGGCACTGCCTGAACTGGTACGAAACTGCACCCCGGAACGTCCTGTTGTTGCTGGTGCTTATAGGCGCAGGAATGCAGATGTTGAAGACTATCCTATCGTGTGGTCGCCACATCCTGAAATGAAGGGTGAGAACGGTGAGGATACTTTGTGGCTCGATGAGGATGATTGGCTACAGGCAGACAGGGTTGCTACTGGTTTTCTGTGTATACGCCGCGAGATTCTTGAGGAAATGGCAGCAGATGCCCAAAAGGTGGTGGTGCAGAACCAGGCGCCTATTCCACGATTGTTCTATACCTACATTGACGATGAGGGCCGCTTTGTTGGTGAGGACTTTGCATGGTGTACAGACTACGTAAAACGCTATAACAAGAAAATCAGCGTGTGGACTGACTTTGACTTTGAGCACGGCAAATTGCCTTGTAACTATGCCAAGTGGCTACGTCGTGAGGTTGAGAAATTCAAATGGAACCGGGAGAACCCGGAACCGAAATTAGGGCAAAAGCGCAGGGGTGTGGCGTAATGGAATTATTGATTGGGTGCGGAAACCAACGCAAGAAACAGGTCACTATTCCCGATATACCAAAGCAGTGGACTGAGCTTGTGACGTTGGATATTGATGAATCATGCAATCCAACCTACTGCCATGACCTGACCAACCTGCCGCTACCGTTCGATGACAATATGTTCGATGAAATACATGCCTATGAGGTTCTCGAGCATACCGGTGCGCAGGGTGACTGGAAATTCTTCTTTAACCAGTTCTACGAGTTCTGGCGCATATTAAAGCCCGGTGGTTATTTGATTGGCACGAGTCCAATGTGGGATTCAATGTGGGCATGGGGTGATCCTGGTCATACACGAATAATCAGTTCAGGTTCTCTGGTGTTCCTGTCGCAGAAAGAATACACCGCACAGGTTGGTAAGAATGCGATGACAGACTATCGTGCCTACTGGGAGGGTGATTTTGACCTGGTTGGCAAGGAGGAATCAGAGGAAACGTTCGGGTTTGTGCTGCAAGCAGTGAAGTGACTGACTTTTTTGATGAGTTGGAAAAGACATCGTCGGCAGAGGATTACTTCGATGAAATGCGCCGCAACTACATGCACCAACCCAACGAGATAAGCCTTGAGACATTCTCGTATTGCAATGCAAGCTGTACCTTTTGTCCTTATCCTGTTCTCGAGCGCAAGGGCGATAGAATGCCTGATGAACTCATTGACCGTGTTATTGGTGAGATGTCTGAGTTCCAGGTGCCGTTCTACTTCTCGCCATTCAAGGTAAACGAACCACTGCTTGACACAAGGCTTGAGAGTATTTGCCAGCGTGTTGATGCCCAGACTATTGCCAGTACCCGGATATTCACCAATGGGGCCGCACTAACGCAGCGTCATATCGACTGGATTGGTTCATTGAGCCGACTACAGCATCTGTGGATCTCGTTGAACTATCACGACCAGGATGAGTATCAGCGGGTTATGGGGATACCGTTCGAGAAGACAGCAAAACGGCTTGATAACCTGCACGGGCAGGGGTTTCCGTATGAGGTGGTGTTGAGTACTGTTGGCTTTCCAAATGAGGTCTTCAGGAATTACTGCTTTGACCGTTGGCCTGAATTTACCTCGGTTGCAATACAAAAGTCTGAATGGTTGGGGTACACTGACTCACAGGTCGATACTGTGCCGGTCACGCCGTGCTCGAGGTGGTTTGATTTATCGGTCATGTCTTCTGGCGTAGTGTCATTGTGCTGTATGGATGGTGAGGGGCAGTTCCCATTGGGAGATATCACCAGGCAGACACTTTTAGAGGTGTATAATTCACCAAACTGGCGACGAAGGAGGGAGCAGATGTTAAGCCGGCAGGCTTATCCTGCTTGTGAAGTCTGCACATACTAGATGTCAATCACAAATTTAGAGGTTATTGATGATGCGTTAAAGGGTCTCAATGTCATATCCGAGGTCGCAACTGCATCAGCAGAACAAGGCAAGTACGTACTGACAAAGCTCAACCAGATGATGGAAATGTGGCGTGAAGACGGCATTTCTGTTGGCTTTTTTCCCCAGTCTGCGACCACAGAGACTTGTCCAGTCCCCGACTATGCTGAACTTGCTGTCATTTCATCCCTGTCCGTTGTGATTGCGCCCAAGTACGGTGCGTCATTATCACCGGAACTGGTAGCGATTATCGACAGGAGCTATACGGCCCTGTTGAGAAAGTCTTTGTCAGAGAAACTGGACAATACCGATATGTCACACCTGCCTATTGGTCAGGGTCATTTTGGCACCCGTTACGACATTACGACTGATAACTAATGGGCAACCTCTTCGACGGGTCCGATGAAGACTTCCAGGTCAATCTTGGCAAGAACTTCAATTCCTTGATGTATGCCAAGAACACAGCCAATGCCGTAGGTGGTGGTATTAAGTCTATGTACGAAGTGCCTACCACGATTGCAACAGGTCTTGCTGGTCAAACTGTTGGCGCACTCGGTGGACTGGCTACCATGAAAGCCCCAGATCGTGATGAGTCCGGTGCTTATATTAAGGGCACTGGTCGAGGTATTGACCATGTCGTGAAGTCGATAGAGGCTGGCGCTGAGAAGATGACAGTGATGCCGAGGTCCGAGGTTGGACAGAATGCACTGGTTGCTGCTGGTGAAGGTATGCAGAAGGTGGGAGATGCTCTATTGCCTGCCCGTGAGTGGCTCGAGGCTAAAGCTGTTGAGATGGGTATCCCGACTGAGGTTGCTGCGGCAATCTGGACAGTTGGTATTGTTGGTGCAGAAACACTAAGTCCAAGCAAGTTTGTGCCAAAGGGTGCGCTGCTGAAGTTTGCAAAAGAGGCTAGTGCATTCAAGGCAAAACTGGCGAAGGACACGGGTGTTGATATTAATGCGCTGGGTCCGATATTTGATGACGTTAAGCCCAATGTACCGCAGAAAGCACTACCCGCATTCAAGACAGATGTAGCGGATAACGCACTACTCGACAGTGAATTTGCTGTAAAAGCACTGGAACCTGACGTAAGAGCACAAGGTGCAGCAGCAGTGGGTGCGGGCAGGGGTGATAAACAGCGCGGATCCATAAAAGTAACGGACGATGATATCAAGGGTGTGAATGCCCTGGAGACTGTTGCGAGCAGGAGTGTACTTACTGACTATCCAACACTGTCACAGGACATCAAGAACCTGTGGGAGATGTTCGATGGTGATCCAAGCAAGGTCCGTGAAAGGATCATGTCTGCTCCGATTACTATGGACGCGCAACAAAAACTGATTACTGAACTGACTACCCTGGTTGATACGCAACCGTCGAAGAAAAGGAGTGCAGCAGAGTACAAGAAAGAGTGGGATGAGTGGCAAGAGGAATGGAAGACAGAAGAATGGACTGATGCCGATCTGGAAGAGTACATAGAATTTCACATAGCAGATGAAGGTTCAGTTGAGGGTGTTGCCAAGTGGGCCGAGGAAATGCTGGATCCACCAAGGTCAGATGTTGTCGATCGCATTAGGAACTGGAAAAACCAACGCGGCTCAGTCAAGACCATAGATGACGATACAAAGGGTGTAAACGCACTCAAGACTGCAGGTGGTAGGGGGGCGGTAGAAAAGATTAGTCCTGCATCGGCTGATGTTGTTGCATCGCAATCCAGAGCAGATGAACTGATGTCGGAGGTATCAAGGCTTGATCGTGTGCTTGATGCCTTTGAGGATGGCATACCGGGGATTGGCAGGAGAGTGCAGACAGGTCAACGTCCTAGTGTTGACGATGTACGCAAAGCACTTGAGTCAAAATCGTTTACTGGCGACATTCCAAATATAAAGATAGATGGTCAGGAGATGAGCATTAGAAACCCCAATGATGCAGTGCGCCTGTATGAGCAAGCACTAAATCAAAGGAATGCAGCAGACAAAGAGTTTGGCGCCGTTATGAATGCTATATCTAGTGGCAAAGAACGGGTCAGTCGCACAGCAGATAACGCACTCAAGCGTGACAAACCATGAAGATTAATTTACCCATCATGTCCTACGAGTTACGCTCAAGCCCAGCGAGTTCATCCCGCCTTGTGAACTGCTTTGCTGAACAACTCCCACCGGACGCTAGAAACCCCGTTGCCATTACCCGTGCTCCTGGTATCAAAGCATGGACAACTGTCGGTAG